ACTTCTTGATCCCACGTATCTCCTTTTTCCAAATCATAAACCGCGATACGGTGGGTAGTTGCGTGCTGTTGCTCGATTGCCGTTTTTGTTATGATGGGTACCGGGGATGGTTCGGTTGTCGGGGCGGACAAACCCAAAGCCAACATGAGTACAAGTACAAAAGTTTTCAACATAAAGTCTCCAAACAGAGCATATATTAAACTGGTTCTCTTAAGAGACCCTCTGTTCCAGCGGCGGGATGTTTAGTCCCGCCTATACAACTTGTGGTTGTTGTCCTTCTAATCCACCCGTGCTAGGTTCTCCCTCTACTGTTTCGGAAAGCCCTGATGCCTTTGCCGACGCAATAACGAGATCACGTTTGATACGGTTGTTAGAGGACTGATCTTCCATTTCCTGCTTCTGTTCAAACTTCTGCTGTGTAGACTGTTGACCCGCTTGCACTTTCGACGCGTTAATTGCTGCGGGAGAATTCGCCTTATGCTCCGCGACTTCTTCAGGCGTCATCGGAATAACGATATCATTTCCGTTCTTCCATTCACTGGCTTCCATCCACATCTTAAAGATTGTCAGGAAGTCAATTTTCTTCCCTTGTTTAGCGAGTGAATCCGCCAACTGGGGGTTGTCAAGGAATTGCGTCAACATCGTCATGGACTGTGCCATGGTACGTTTCGCGGACATTGCAGCACCCGCGAGAACTTCGAAGTCCATTACAGCATCCCAATAATCCTGCATGGAGATGGCTTTCGTCAACGGCTTGCCCAGCACATCACCCAGAATATGTAGGATAGTTGCGTCAGACATTTTCGTGAACACGAGTTCATCCATAATATACAACCACGGCTTGAACACTTGCTCTATGAAATTATCCAACGGACCATCTAGTCTTGTCGCACTTGCTGAGGCTTGAATTGCAGCACCCCCGGATGTTCGACCCATAGAGGATCGTGGTCCGGCTGAACTGCCTTGAACTAACTGTTGATCTGCGCCGGAGGAGGATTCAGTCGCCTGTTCAGATTCCCGCAATGCTTGCCAAATATCAGACGGCACTTTCGGGGTTTCCATCAGCTTGAATGCTTTATCTGCTTCACCGTCAACGGTCATTACTTTCCCTAGACTGGTCTTAACCATCTGGGTAAAATTATTCCCATCACGCTTTTTCAGATAAATAGGATTAACACCGTAGGACAAAATTTTAAGAATTGCGTTAATCGTTCCTTGGTCAACTCTCTGATTCTGGCCGACAATTAGTCCTAGACCCATTCCGTAAAACGATTTCGGTCTATTCCACCAGTTTGCAGATAAGAATGGCAGACGTTTGAATTCGTTGTCGCCTCTATACAATACTTTCTCGCCCTTTAAAACGATGATTTTTTGTTTTCCATCCCAATACTCAAGCACTTCCAACTTGGTCATCAACGGGTTGGGTGTAATTCCGATATTGGAATCTTGAGCATGATGGACTGCGCCCTTCATATAGAGGGCTTGCTCAACCATCTGGTTCGGTGCCGAGGGCGTCTGTACAGCCCACACGTCTTTAAGGTTGGTCGGGAAAGTCCAACCCTTCATTACTTCTGGGTCGTCTTTCGCTTCCAACTCCAACGCTGTTTTGATGGCGTCTAACTCATAAAAATCCATCGAACGAACGTCGATAGCCCATCGCGCTTCGCGGATATCTGCGACAGATAGTTTCGGGTCCACGAGAACTGCGTCTAGCGGACGATGTTCAAAGAACGGCATCGGAACGACCTTAGTCGTCACGACGATATGTGGTGGTTTATCCTCTGGGATCAGGTGAGTATCGGGAGCATTATCTGGCCCGGTCTTAATGACAGCGACAGCAGCCGTTCGTTTAGACGTTGTAATCTCCGTCCAATCGTACCCCCACTTCCAGATTCCTGTGCCAAGATGGGCCATAGTTTCTAGCCCCCACTTCGTCTCTGTCTTAAACTTGCTCTTGTCGAGTATGTATGAGAACAAAGCAGTCTTTGCGTCCGTAATCTCCTGCTTTACGCCGGGGCGCGGACGAAGGATCATTGGCGGGTCATCATAGAACATGCCCTTATATAATTGGGGGACGACCGAGTTGCAAATTTTCGCAACAGTGAATCGTACCACATTAGGTTCGAGCACATACGTATTTTCGTATACCGTCATAGGTCGTGGTGCTTGGAACAGCAAATCGGCATCACGCCATAAAAGATTCCACTGCTTGTTCAACAGAAAATCTCGTGCAGCTTGCGCGGATTGAACAACCGTCCCTAGGTGCGCTGAAAGGTCGCCTTTCACTTCCTTGAGTGCGCCCGATTTGTCATAATTTGCACTCGTCAGATTTTCGTTTGGATTACCGTCGGCTACCAGTTGTGTGTCATTCGTTTCGGGCATATCGCTCCTAGATTACGGCGTTCGCATTTTGTGATTTATCTGCGGCAGATTGTGACTCAAGTAATGGCACCTTATGTGATGCTTGTATAGCGATGCCGCGGGCTTCTGCGGATTGGGTTGCTACCTCAGAAAAACCATTTCGCAATCCATCGAAAGAGGACTGCAAGGTACGAACCTGACTTTCCAGATATTCAACTGAACTTTTCAAAAAATCAACTTCTGATCGTGTAACCGGGAATTTCTCTCCTTGACTCATATTTCCTCCTAGTTGTACAGCCCTGCATCCACTAGCGGGTCGCTATAACTCCCAGCGTACTCCTGCTGGGCTTTTACAGCCTCCTGCGTAGACATGTCAGGATTTTCTAATGCCACATTCAAAGCTTTTTGTTTGAAGCATTTATCATAAGTACCCTTACCGTAAATATGGTCGTACTGCTGCTTCTGTTGTGAACTTATTACGAAATCAGGGGAGGCCTCTTGCTTTTTACCCTCCATATCCGCATAAGACGAAAATTGGTCAACAAGGATGGATAAAGCGCTAACAATATCATCGTGCCTACCCGCTGCGGTTCCAAAATTGGCGAGTTCTGTATAGAGTTCCTCAAGCCCGACCATCTGGTTAGCGAACACCAAGCGATCATCCCCGAGGTATCTTAGTACAGGTTTTGCCTTCTGATCTTTAGCAGTAGCCTTGCTGCCTTTTCCTAAAGGCACAAACTCAATCGGTACACGTACACGCAGCTTGTCCATCTCTCGATAAATTTCTTTACCAAGCCATTTCACACCGACGGACTCTTCTATGCACATACGTGCAGGTCGCCATTGATTCGCCACAGACGCGATCTTCACTGGAAGTTCAAATTCGTTCCATTTGCCACGAGCCATGTCAATTATGTAAAAACGCCCACCGTAAATCAGGGCAGTTATCATAACAGTATAGTCCGCCCAACTCTTCGTCGAGTAAGCGGTATCTATACAAGTAACAATCAACCCTGATTGGGGAAGTAAATTGGAATGAATCGTCCGACGTTCTAGCAACTCACGTGGGAATTTTACCGTGTGTGCCCGCGTAGGGTCATTCAGATATTTAATCGCAAATCCTTCAGCGTCATGCATCTTGCTGCGAAGGAATTGATAGGTCAGTTGGCCGGGGACATTGAACCACAACTCGTAGTCCGACTCCAGCATCTCACTCTCAACTTTACCCGCCTTCACTGCGGCGGCATTCGGCCACCAGCAAGGACGCAGATAGACTTTCATGTTGATGGGATCACCAGATTTCTCGCAAGCCTTGATATGCTTCATGTCCTGCCCGTACGTATCCTCGGAATCATACCATGTTCCGATTTTATCGTAAAAGCCGTAAGGATGAAGCATGGCTTGGTTGATACTGACTTGTTTATTAATGTTGATAATACGATCAACGGTGCGGCTGTTCTCGTTGGTTACAACGTCATCCAACTTCATGATTCCCGCGTGCCAGCCGGATAAGTTCTGGTCTATGGATGCTGCCCAAACGGTAGAACCCGTGCCCTCCGAAGAACTAGCGGGGGTATCAAATTCAGATTCTCGACCATCGTCTTTGTCTATGCAATGTTCCGCAAATAAGACTTGGAACATAAAGGGGGTATCATCATCCATTGTTCGGGGCTTAATAGCTTTCTTCGTCTCGAACAAGTTGACGTTTTCCATCGTTCCTTCTTCGAGTTTGAAGAAGCCCTTAATCTCCGTAACGAAATCTTTAGCCAACTGCAACACTCCTGTGAGGATGATGACAGAGACTTCAGGATAGTTGATGATCCATTGCGTGGTATCAGCCATGTCGATAGAGGACTTGAAACCACCACGGGGCACGAGTAAAAGACGTTCTTTCTGGTCTACATACGCTTGCGCGAATTGTTTGAAAGTGGCGACCGTCGGGTCTTTACGCACGAAAAATTCATTACAAATTTCCTCATGCGTATTGTGAGTCGTCCCGTCAATCCAGACATACGTCTTATCTGTCGTGTCTTTGTACTTCTCAAGCAAATGGCACAAAGCGAATAAATTCGTCTGTGCTAGGAAACGATATCGCAACATCCGCGTAAGGGTTTCCGGCTGCTCATCGATTACCAGTTTGTAAGCGCGGCAAACATCAATCACCCGCTGCTTATGAACCTGCTTCATCTTCATAAAGCTGGCGAGGGCTTTCACGTCGAGTTCGTCAAGCGACATGTCCCGATGTTGATAATTTGGATCGGATTTATGTTTATCAAACCATGTCTGTAACGTTTCGACTTTCATGCTACTCCTCGCCTATTTTCAATCTTAGCAAGTCACCGGACTCTGTCCTACTGCGCCCCCGGACGACCTGTTGCTGCAACATGATTATCGCCCGCACGTTTCGTACCGGAAGAAACCTTATTACTAACCCCAACTGGTTTCGTTTCATAACTGGGATATTTAGGGTTTCCTGCGCGTGTCTGGGATACCTGATTAAAAGCCTTATGCGGTGCGGTATTCTTTACGACCGGGGGTACCGCCGTTTTATACAACACGGGTTCTGCTGTCTTTACTTTAGCCATAAATTCTCCTTATGCTACTGGCGGTGCGCCCGCCGCTACTGCTGGTGCGCCTGCTGCCGGGGCTGCGGATGCCGCTGGTACGCCCATAACAGACGCGTCGGTTGCCCCATCACCCATATTTGCGTTCATGTGGGACATGACAGATTTCATATCTGGGGAATTGTGTTCTTCCATTTTGTGATGCTCTGGGTGAGTGTGATGGTGTTCATGGATGAACCCCCCAGATTTTGCCTTACGTGTTCGGATTTCGTGAATCTCTTTCTTGGGCTTATTTTCAGTACGGCCCGGAACTAATGCCATGGAGTCCATCTTATTTTCCTCTGCGGTTTTGACCGCTTCACCTTTATGCAATTCGTAATTACCCGTCTCCGGAACATAATCCGTTCCATGTTTGAAACTCCCGAGCGGTTTAGTCATCTGGTCTACCGGAATTCGCGCCTCGCCCTTCCGGTCTCCGTACTTCGCATGTTTATTAATCTTATCTGGATTTTCTTGAGGCGGGGTTGCTTTCGGTAGTTCCGGGGCGACCTCATTTACAACCGCCTCACGAACACGTGATCGAAGACCCGGACCTTCATTCATAATATTCTGCGGCATCTTATCCTTTTGGGACGATCTCATCCCACATCTTTCGAGCTACATACTCCATACCATGACCGGGGTCATACGGGCTATAGAGCGTCTTGAAAATTTTCTTGGCTCTATTGAACGGTTGGGGCAATTCCCCAATAGACCTCATAAACAGCATGGCTGTTGTCGGCCCTCTACTGTGTCCGGCATTGCAGTGTATCAGTATCTTTTTACCTTGTGCCCACATCTCCTGCGCGAATTCTATACCCTGAAGAATCATCTTCTCGGGTATGAATGTGGGGTCATCTATATCAATCAAATTCATCGCGGCGTGGTCACCCTTGCGGACGAATAGATAATTTTCACCCGAAGGAGCGGATCGAGTTGTATACCCAAGCATTTCTCTGTGTCCGTCTGGACCGTCCTTAGCCGCCACTAATCGGGCATATCCTCTACGTTTAGCTTCGGGTACATCCTTATCACTTCCAACCCACAATCTCGGGATTAATTGTTCCACGGATTCTCCTCATACAGCGATAGGCCGAGCGAATTAAATGAATCTCGAACGTGCTCCCGAAAGTGGTTACTGTCTGATTTGTTCTTAAACATCTCTTTACGACGTGCTGCAAGTTGACTAGTGTCTTCCCCGAATATGCTTCTGTCTTCGCACGGTCTCGCGGGAAATGCTGCTTGCCTTATAACGGCAGTAGTTGCGTATTTCAGCTTCCTATTTCGAGAATCTGGACCACGTAATGCTACAAGAATATCCCAAAGATCACCGCTATACGGTTGTTTTGTGAGCATTCTTTGAATCTGATTTAGTGCGCCCCTTAGAGTCTTCGGTGTAGTACGCATACAAGGCTTCCCCCCACGTCATAATGAAATCTGCCTTCGTAAGAAAAGCAAAATCCCACTGAATCTGGCTAGTATTCTGGCTGGCTGGGCATGTAAATTTCGGTCTCTGATAGAGCATTACCCCTCCGTAACTTTTGGCGGTTCAGGTTTTTGTGCTTGCGCGATTTGTTGTACGAATGACCGTAACATGACATTAGCAAAATCAGCAGCAAACTGGATGTGAGCATCATTGAGGCACAATGCCACACCTTTATAAGTCCAAATCTTAGCAAACCCCTCAACCTGTTTCCGGTCAATTTTAGGAAGTTGCACTGGTCGCCCCCGTAGTCGCAGCATGCCTTGCTTTCAAACTCTCAAGCAGCGGGTCTGCGATAGGTGTTGACGGAATTAAAGGTTGGCCTGAGTCGCCCGTCAACCTTGGAAGGTCATCGACAACTGCGAGTCGATCCGCTGCTGCCAGCATGACGCTCAACTGCGATGCCGAAAACGCTTCCTTATTTCTTGCGATAGACTTTAGGATGCCGACATAAAAGTCAAGGCTTTGTCCTTTTCGTCTCTTGTTTGCCATGGTATTCTCCTCCGAAACCCTAGCGATTCTTCTGGTGCTTGTGCTCCTGTGCAATGATACGTGTCAAGTAGTGGGTCTAATAGCGATGAACTGAGTCCTCTCGGATACGTGTCCATACACTTCTTTCTGCCTGATTATTGTCCTAGAACGATGATAGTTGCCATCGCGAATGCAGTATCAATACTTCCATCATCCCTTTTAGCATACACATAAATATGGGCGAGTCCGCCAACATTCGTGGAATGTCCTGCTGGTATGCGGCCCGCGTAAGCTGTGACAAGACCTGATTGCGAAACCGTAGTCGGCAAAGGACTGCGAGATTCCCAGAAAAAGTTCACACCATTGACGGTTACGTTATTGGAATCTTTTGCCGTTGCTGTCAATTGCACCGT